CTATCACCTTGTCCCACATATCAGAAAGGGTTTCGGAATCTCCCAAAATTTTTTCAGCAGTTTTTGGCCCGACACCTACAAGGCCAGGAATATTATCTGTCCTATCACCACATAAAACTTGTACCATCCAGTTTCTATCTGCCCTCTTTTCAGAAATGGTTTCAAGATCTCCATTCCTCAGAAGAATACAGGGTATGGTCTTCATATCTTTGTCGGCTGAAACTATGACACGAGTAGGGTGCTGCTCCTCAGTTGCAAGTATGCCCATCACATCATCAGCTTCAAGGTTGGGATAGGTAGCGACATCGTGATACCTTCTTACTGCTTCAGCTACATCTTTAAATGCCAAGGGTTTACGCTTGCCTATCCGATTAGCTTTGTACTCGCTATATACTTCATGCCTAAAGGTGGGATAGTCAGAGAAACACATGATGATCTTGCCTCTGATACAAGTACGTGTTGATAGTCGTTGAACTTGAAGTCTTGTTCTGCTGCACAGCAGGCAGAGTAAACAAGCATATCGGCATCAATAAGTAGTGTCACGATTAGTCAATTCATTGGGGTTTTCATGGTTTTTACCTTTTGTTTTCCAGTAAAGGTAGGCTTTAACTGATTGACCTTCTTTAGGGCCAGCACGTTTCAGCTTCTTTACTTTCCATGTGGTAGCAGGTTCCCAAGATTTCTTTTTTTTCATTGGAAGAAAGTTGTTTGTTGTACTAGGCGACCAGTCTTCTCGTCATAGAGCAGGGTGTCGGCATCCCCTGTTGAGCCACTAAAGCGGTTCTTCAAAACGCCTAGCTGCAACTGGCTACGTTCACCAGCATCACCTTGCTGGTTTCTGGAGCAGCTAATCACCATGTCGCTCAATTGAGCTATGCTATGTGATCCTCGTAAGTGGTTAAGTGATACCTTCACTCCCTCTTCATGTCCTTTACCTTCAGGTCTACGGAGGTGCGACACAATTATTAAACCTATACCAGTAGATTCAACGCACTGTCTCAGCTTGGTACACGTAACATCCAAAGCCCTTCTCTCATCTAGGTCTGCGATCCCTGAGACAACGATGGTTAGATGGTCAAGTATTACAACATCAACTTCTTCAACGGTTGCGAGGTATGTAATCTTTTCTATGAGGGTGTCGGGATTACAAGATCCGAAATGATCGTATAAAAAAAGTCGGCCTGATCCTAAGAGGGAATCAAAAGCCGACTTGATGATGGGGATCTCGACACTCTCATCTAAATGCAAAGGCTTGTTAAGTGCAACCCCTACAATTCCTTGCAAGCTACGCTTGAGACTTTCTTCCAAAGCTATATAGCCTACCTTTAACCCTTGAGATAGGAAGTGATAGGCCAGTTCCCTACATACCGTACTCTTCCCAGTACCTGAACCTGCTGCTATACACCACATCTCATTAGAACGAAAGCCTTTACACTTCTCATTCAGTTGAGTCCAAGGTAAGTGAACAATAGCCTTGGCATTAGGTTCTATTAGTACATCCCATAAGGTTGATGCTTCTTTAATAGAGTCAGGTCTGCTAGGTACTGCCTTCCATAAAAGATCCTTTAACTCTGCACCTTTACCATCAACGAGCATGTCGTTGGCATCCTTGTATGGATCAGGGATGCGACAGATAGC